GTCATCGCTCGCTACTTCGGTCTTGAGCGTGGCCTGCGCGTAGCCGAAGGTCGTTATTTGGCCGCAGACGGTACCTTGCAACCGGTATTCCCAAGCAACGGTATCCTTCTGTTCTACAGCCCCAACGGCCCCTCTGATTCAATCATGCCTGCCGGTGGCGCTAATGCTGCTACCCCTGCTTTCGCTTATACCTACCAGTTGACTGGCACCCCTGCGGTCCGTCCTGAGTACTACATTCGCGAACGCCGTGTTGTGCGTGCTGAAATCACTATCGAACGTGTGGTTAACTTGGTTGGCCTCGGTGCAACTGGTCTTATCGGTTCTGGCGCTATGATCACCGACATCCTGTCCTGATTAGGAAGGAAATAAAGAGGTGACCCCATGGCAATTCTTAGACCGATTACAAAGGCCCAATACGAAGTTTCCTTCGTAGCTCCTGACGGCCCCACATTAATCGCCACGTTTACAAAATTCAGCGGAATCAAAGATTCCTCCGATAGTAGTGATTATGCCAATGGTACTGGTAACCGTATTTACCACGTTGTAGGCCCCAGAAAGGCAGACAACATTACTCTAACCGCTCCGTACGATCCCACGATCTTCAAGCAGTTAGAAATTTACTGGTTGCAGTACAATTGTAGAGAAATCACAGTTACTATCACCCCGAAAGATTGTGTTGGAAACGGCTCAGCTGCGGCTGGCGGCCAATACACCTGTTACGGATGTCAATTCATGTCTATCAACACTGCTGACGTTGACCGTGAAAGCGGCAACGTTCAAGAGATTGAAGTCCAGTTGACAGTGAACTCTTGGGATAGAACCTGAGTCACAAGTGAAAGCCCCCTAACCGGGGCTTTTTTTTTCGGTTACCATAAGAGGGTAAAACCTTTGTAAGAATAGACCTTTTGCATAGATGGCCAAAACCCTGTTTTCAAGTGGCGTCATAGTAACAAGTGAGTGGTTAAATGGCGCTAGAAATATAGTCTTTGACGGCCAGGACTTAGACTGGCATTACAATCCCCTGGGTCTGAACTCCCTTGTAACCGTAGGACCTGATGGTTTAGATAGTCGCTACCTAACCTTGAGCACTAGCCAGCCGGGTTTGTCTAGCTCAGGCGAATTTTTGACAGGGCAACCCATCTCGGGAGGAAAAGTTGTATCAGGTTCTTGGTCTTTCGGATTTAATCCCGCAGAAAATCCAACCTTAACACAGAATTACGATAACGCCCCTCAGAGCTACCTTACTAATCTCAAGTACGAAAATGCGAACGGAATAGACCCCGCATCTATTGCACAAAAGTTTGCAGCTTTGTCCGATTCAGACTTGATAACAAAGAAAGTTTTGGTGGAATACCTCAGTACTCTTGTAGTGGACAACGGCGAATACTAATCGGAGATCCAAATGCCACGTTATTCACCACTACCGTCCGTTTCGATAGACCCCCGAAGTGAAGCAGATTTGGTTCAAGCTGCTGCCCAAACCGTCTACGAAGCCTCTAACAAAACTTTAAATGATTTCAGTGCAGGCAACCCTCTGGCAGTTCTTTTAGAGGGGCAGGCTTTCGCACAGGGAGAATTTTTGTATTGGGCCAATCAACTACCAGACAAGATCCTAATTGAGTGGATAGGACCCTTTTTGGGGGCTATGAGAAGGCTGGGGACCACTTCCACAGCCGAGCTGGTTGTAACAATTCCCCCAACCGGGAGTTCTACAGTAATTCCCTCAGGAACGATTTTTTCCACTAACCCTCAACTTACATCTGGAGAAAGTTACGAATTCATATCAAATTTAGACCTGGTTATACCTTCGGGAGAGGCGACTGGAAGAGTTCCAGTGTATTCAAGGTTCGTTGGAAGCATATATAATGTTCCTACAAATTCAATTACGGGGGTTGCTAATACAGGTGCTCTCAATCTTTCGGCAACCAATCCTCAGCCGTCTGTCGGAGGTAGCGACGTAGAAACTTTCCAAGAAGTTCAGGAAAGATTTTTCACCCTTATCCGTAGAAGAAACCCTGTCAGTGAGTCCGATTGGCAAGACTTTTTCATTGATTTGTACGGGATTGGAACTTTAACTTCGGTTCAACCGAATCGTTCAAATTTTTACGGCTACAACTACACCCAAGATTACACTCTCCCTAATGGACAAGTCTCTTTCTTCGTGTTGGGTCCCAACGGTCAAGAACTAACCACGCAACAATTGTCCTTGGGTCAAAATGCGGTGAACTTTTCCGTACCCGTTGAAAACCAAGGACATTTATTCCCAATCACCTTGAGTCAAGTACAATACAACTTGACTGTTGAGGTTAACTCAAATGGATCGTTCGGCTCAAACTTCAAAGACAGTTCTCTAAATTTTCGCGATAGACTTTTCTCAGTATTGACACCGGGTCAGACTTTTCCAGCCGACATTACACCGACAGTAAGTGATATCGACGCCGCTTTTTACTCTACTTTTGATACAAATACTCGATTTAGAGACCCCTTAATAACAGCGTCTTTAGCGTACAATACCCCAAATTCTCTGAGTAGAGAAGCAGCGGTTTATACTAACGTCTATGATTTCACACCCTCAAGTAGTATCTTGAAACAGAATGACCTTATTGTTGTAAACACCCCCAACCCAACTTTTTACCCAGTAGAGGCTGATTTCACACCTTATTCTTCCAATAAGTACGATCAGACCGTTTATGGTAATCTTTCCTTAAAGCAGATAAAACCCTTGACGTCAGGATCTTACCTCCTTGGCGACATTGTGTATTACGACGGTGCTGGGGACCCGGCTGAGCAAGGACTTCATGTTGTCTTAGAAAACCTCAACATAGCTTCTTCTTCGGACGTTTTGTCTTCTATAGCAAGCGGAAAAGTGTCTGGGGTTAAAACTTTTTCACCCTGGGTTGTAGGCAACTCTTATGTTTACTCCTCAGGAGGAACAATAGACCCTGAGATAGTAGAGTACAACTACTCTTCTGGAGAATTTGTACCTCTGACTCCTTCTTCTGTCCCCTTAAACAGTCGCCCAGGAGGGTTCGCCTGGCTGGTTTCACAGAACTTCACTCTCAACCCTTCCACGAATGATATAACTGGGGCCCAGACCGAGTTTTTAATCGGACCCTCTATTACCCCCCAACAACTAGAGCCTAATTCGTCCTATACCTCTGGCATATGGGTTTGCACTCCCCAAATAGGCGGTGGACCGTCACAAGTTGTAGATCCGTACTACAACTATGTAGATCTGACCAAAGGGGCCATAGTGAAATATGCTTATGTTGAAGCTAATTTCACCTACACCCCTAACGAATTGACCGTTAGCGAGTACTTCAACCTCCTAGTTGATCAAGGAGTGCTGTCGGAAATTCTAGTATTTGAAGGGGATGGAGGTTTGCCTATCTACAAGTACAAAGCTCGGTTTAAGGCGGGTCAATACTTACTGTACAAAGAATCCGCGTCCTCTCTACCCACTTACTACATCTCTTCCTCATTTTTCACTCCGGATAGCACGAACATACAGGACTTACTAGGGAATGGCTCAGTCTACAATTTGGCGCCGACCCCTGCTCTTCAAGCCCAACTGAACTCTGATTTGGCGAGCTCTTCTCTGAAAAATTTCGAGCGGATGTTCACTTTTTTTCTTGGAGACCGCACTTTTTTCCGGGAAGGCTCAAATGTACAGTCTTACACTGCAACTTCTGCAGTTACACCCTTATTTGACTTTAACATCTATTTGAACAATGGAATTTTCGTTGAGACCGAATCTTTAGGGCAAGCTCTACCTTTAGTTGATGACTATATCCCGTTTTTCAATCCCGTTTACCTTAACACCACTGAAGACACAATTTTAAGCGAGGACGGAAGAAATTACTATAGAGTCATGAAGGCTTTCACACCTTCTACAACGGTGACAAACTGGACTGGGATGGTGACAAACAACACGTCGAGGTACGAAGAATTCGCGGGCAACTTACTACGTTTTGTAGTCTCCTACCGGTGCGAAGAACCTGTTCTTTCCCAGTACGGACTGGAGACTTCTTCAATTAAACTTGGATCTTGTCAGATAACCATCATACCCAGAAACACTGGCAGGAACTTCAGTTCCTCACCGAACTTAGTCTACGTCTGGGAGAATGCCTCAACCTTGAGCGAAGTACCCGATCTTTCCTGGTATACAGGAACCACTTTTGAATACAGCCCACCCAACTACGGTGAAGGAACGTTGGCCCTATGAGTCAAAACTTAGTTGCATTAAACGGTGGAAGAAACCAAATTGAAACCTCTTCCACTTTTCAACAAGGTGTAAACCTATCACGACAGTATGTTGACACCCTAGGGTTAAACCCTCAGCCCACTGAGTGGGTTCCGGGGGGTAGACCTATCTATGGGCGATTACCTTCTGCCTCACAAGTCTATAAACTAGATTTTGGGCTTGACGATGACTCCGCTTACGCTTACGTTCCCGTTGGAAGCAGCTCCTTCGGAAAAGGTTCTCTTCAGGTTCAGTCTTCTGGAGACAATAAATTCTTAACCATACAGTCCGGTGAAATTGTTTGGAAGTACGGAAATTTAGCAGCAAACCCGGTTATCATATCTCTAGAAGAGATGGGGATGATAAGCACAAAGTACCTTTTAGCTTATCAACTCTACTATGACGATTCCCCCTTTGTCGCTGAATATTCAGTTGAAAACTTTTCCTTATCCGGGTATGAATTGAGTGTGGGTAGCAGTACAGATGTGGTAGAAGGTTGGAGGTACACACCTGTCTTCGCATTCACGGATCTTGAGTCTCAAACTTGGAGAAATTACGACGGTCTCTTCCCTTCTTACTCCAGTGAAGCTTTTCTCTCTTGGCAGAGTCCTTACCCCGCCGCATATTCCGACCTCACCTTAAGATGTCCTGCGAATTCTTCTGTAACAGGAACAGCTTCCCTGTACTATATGACTTGCCCCAATCCCGTGGAAGGGGAGACTTACTGTTCGAGCCCCGAATGGATTCTGCAAGGAACTACGAATGTTGAGTCTGACACCGACGGGCAATACTTTAAGTTTTCTTTCCCCCAGCCTTCATACCGCTACGGTTGGAAAGTCGTGTGGTCCGACATTAAAGTTACAATAAATAGAGTACTTGTAAGCGGCGTTCTCTCTCTGCTAAGGAAACCTGCAACGGCGACAAGTTTTTTCCGCTTAATCGCCTACCCCGAAAATAGCGTCCCTAAGACTGTGAAGAATTCTATAGGAATTGAAACTCCGACCACGTTATGCAAACTCGCTTACGTGGACATAAACGGAGCATATGAAGTTGAGAAGATAACTGACCTTAGAGAGATAGTTCACACAGACTATCAACCTGTAGCTGACTGGTTGACTAAGGAATTTGACGAAAATTTGATCAACTTATTTTCACAAGTTAAAGAGTATCCCACCCTTTGGATGAGCCCCACCGAGTGCATGATACAAGAATACCTCTCTTTGGAAGAGAAGTTGATTACAGTGGAGAAATGGAATGACAGAGATTAAACCCACATTCAACGTAGAAGAGTTTGAAAATTACGGAAACACGAACTTTTTCCTGACTGCCGACCAATTAAACACAGTAGCTCTGACAGAAAGTAGAGTAAATGAGCAACTTGATTGGCTGGCACAATTGCTCGGGTGGAGCGGTCCTAACTACTGGAACAATCTTGTTTCGTCTGTTTCTCAGAAAAGAAGTCTACAAACCGGCACCTTCGGTGTGTATGAAGGATATTTGTACCCTGAGATAGTTGAGGTCCGAAACTGGGAAAACAAAGTAATTGTGAAGGCAGACACGAGAATTCAGGTTGGTCAAACTTTCTACTTAGGAGATTACTCATACATCCTGTTGGGAATGAGCCAAGCTGGGAGGAATTACAGCTTGGACTTTGGAACTTTAACTGAGCAATTTTACACCGATCTTTCAGGAAATGAACAGCTTAGAGTAATCGCCCCAAAGTCTCTTCCAAGCCCGTTCTACCGCCCAGATCCAGGAGTATCCGCTAACGCCTCTTTTATTTGCGAGATTCAAGGTTCCAATCTCGTTTTGTTCCCCGACTATAACACCGAAAGAACACTACCTTACAAGTTTAACACTTTCGTTGCCGGAGGTAGGTACTACTTTAACC